ATCAGTGATTCGCCTGCAAGCTGTGGAAACTCACCAATGTAATGTTCAACAGTTGATGCCAAATATTGATTAGTGCATTGCTGCAACTCAAGATTTTGATGAGTAATCAGGGTTTGTTTATCATATCTACCCTGCTTCCCTTGAGGAAACTGAAATCTACCGTCAGCAATATCACCGTTATCCATTGAGGATCCGATAACACTAGCGTGAGATTCTAGATCATCAAACCAATCAATATATTTCTGACACTCGGATTTGGGCATAAAACTATCCCAAACACCAATAAAATCATCAAAGTTTGATTTAGTCAAGTTCTCATCGAGCATCAGCTCTAGAGGACGAATAGGTGTAATGTCCATTAATTAAACGATTTTAAGTCCGCATTCTGTGTAGTTACCCTCAAGACCACCATAGGTTGCCCTGAGAGCAATTTCATTGCTGGTACCAACTCCGATACCATTAGCATCATTATAGATCGCAGTGTTCAGATCTGTCAAGTTATTGTATGTGGTACCGAAATTATTGATGAAGTTGTTCATCCAACCATCAAAGGCAACAGCATCAGGTCTTCTATCAAGAATAACCTGATAACTACCGAGAATTTGCGTACCAATCTGACCGTATGTAAATGTACCTACAGCTGTAGTATTTGCATATGAAGAATTGGTAGTCTGAACAAAGTATCGATTCTGACCAGCGTTAAATGCGTTAAGGGTACCATCATTATACTTGAGATAACCAAAGAATGTGTCACCATAACCTGCAGCACTTGTACCCGTACCAGTGGTGCAATTCACGGTCACTGTTACTTCAGCATCAGCAACTCCTGCAGGACCAGACACATCGATATCATAGAGTGTAGTCTCTGTCGGAGAAACAGTAGTAGTACCACTAACAGTAGATGCACCGAAACTAGAACTTACAACAGTAGTAGCATCTGTAGATGTCCAAGTCAAAGTAGACGTGGAAACAGGATTTGTTGCTCCAGTGCCAATCTCAAGGACAGCTGGTACAGCAGATAGGACAACTGTAGGTAGTTGAGTTACGGATATAGTAACATTTTCCGTAGTAGTACCAGCAGCATTTGTAGCAGCAATAATAAATTGTGTACTAACATCTGGCGATATACTGATGGTAGTTCCACCCAGAGATGTCAAAGAATTCCATATTGTATTTGCAGGAACGGAAGAGTACGTAACACTATCAGCTCCACTAATCGTAAGTTCAATTTGTGCGCCAGGATCAGCACCTATATTAATAGAATTAATATCAGATGTCATCGTTACTACTGGTTGAGCAAGAGGATTGACCGTAACAGTTATATTCTCTGTAGTAGATCCATTCGCATTACTCAACGTAACGTAGTACGAAGTGTCTGCCGTAAGTTGAACGTCAGCAAAAGCTTCTTTAGGATCATTGACTCCAGGAATGTCACTGCCAACAAATGTATCAGAATCTGGAGAAGCGTATTGAACACGTGTAAATCCATTATAATCAATTGTCTGTGGTGTCGCTGTAAGAGCGATCGTTGGTGCTGCACCAATATTAAGTGTAACGGGAATAGTTGCTGTTGTCTGACCATATGCATTACTAACAGTAACTGAATATGTTATATCAGCAGTTGGAATAATAGAAATTGTTTCACCTGTCGGGACAGTAGCACCAAAGTTAGATCCGACAAGAGATGTTGCACCAGGAGCAGCATAAGTAATGCTTGTGGCGCTTCCAGGTTCGACAAGAGAAGGTAGTGCCGATATCGTAACTACTGGAGCAACAGCATATGTTACGCTGGCAGTTCCTGTTTTAACTAAGTTAGTACCATCATAAATTTCAATCGTATAATTAGCAGCTGTCCCACCTAATGCAGGACCTTCAAGTACCATCGATACAGTATCACCAACAATATATCCACTCTTAGTATTGGTACCTGTGCCCTGCACATTAATTGGTGTGGCACCAACATCAGCTCCACTAGTCTTCTTGACAAGGACGGTAAAACTATAAACACCATCACAATCTGTAATCTGGAAAGATGTTGCAACAGTTCCAGATGCAGTGGCAACTGTTTCATCTAGAGGTCCAAAATCACCAGGAACGTTATCTCCAGTATCAGCTGGTGGTGCAGGTGCAACATATGCTGCAGCACTTACGCCCAAGAAAATCATATAAGCTGTTTCTTGATAGGAAGGAGTAATCGTAGGGTCAGCATTCAAACCAACACTGACACCTAAAGTAAATGATACATTATCAGCATTTGCCTGTTGCGAACCAGTAGTAAGTCCTACAGATCCACCACCAGCTTTAGCTTCAAGAATGCAATCTCCAGTGTTTTCTTGGCATTGACCTATGTTGTTAATATCTCCGTTAAGGAATGCAGCTCTCCACGCATCAATACCGCCTCGTTGTGCTTCCCAAGCTGTGCCCAAGTGAGCGTTACCAGCATTGGCTCCGATCGAATCGCCAAAACTTCTATGATAAGAAGTAGTAGCCCATATAGTACCGCTAAAAGCTATCCAATGCGCGTGAGGTTGTGATGTAAAAGCTCTATTACCTGCAGTAGCTGCAGCTAGATCTTGAAAATTTGAAGTGTGCGCAACGTTGGAATTACTTTTAACCCCAGTTTCACCATTTCCAGGACTGGTTCTATCAAGAGTTTTACTATTACCACTTCCAGTATTAGTTACAATTGCTTTTCCCGTAGGGTCGTGACTATGAGATGGATAGTTTTGCGCCGTGTGATTAGAAGTATGTCCACTATTCACCTTCAAGATACTGTTTGCAACCAAAGAGGTGGCAATAGTAGGCGATGTTTTATTTAAAGTAATGCTAGGGTTGCCAATAACTTGCACTCTAGCGGCAACATCAGAAATACGCATAACGTTTTTACCGCCATACGTTCCACATACATTCGTACCATAACCACTCGGACCACCTAAGTGAGCTTCCAATTGTGGAGATGAACTAACTTCTGGTCTAAGTCTACCTGTACCAATAGCTTTTTTATCTCTCAGGTCTGGTACTTTATACTTTCCACTAAGTTGTCCATAAATCGTACCACTAGCAGTGCCACCATAGGTATTACCAATAATTTGATACAATCCATAAAACTCATTAGGATCTAATTCTCTGCCATTACATTCTTGCCATCCTGCAGGAGCAAAATAATCTCCATTGCTATCTTTCGGCATCATACAAATGGTGCCTACTTGAACTCCAGTCCAAGATGCTTGTGTTTGAGAGTAATACTTTGACATCAGATTTTAATGATATACTCTAAAATTAAGTATGGTGTTGTTAAATGATCTAAAGATTTTCTAGCATCTGCCTGGATGTTAGCAGTTGCACTAGATCCGTTATAATTAATGGTAGTCGCAGCTCTAGTATACTGTAAGTTGTTCTCTACAGAACCGCCAGTGACTGTATGATTATGTGTAATATTTGCACCACTGTGAGTGACCGTAGTTGTACTAGTTTGATACTTCACAATGTCAATTGAAGTACTATCCTGAAGGTCATTATCAAAACCTTCATCTCTCATATCAGATTCATACCACACGTCATTGTGAGTGTGAGCAGCAGTTTTTCCAATATCAATTGTATTTGTTGTCGATGTCCCGTTATTTTCAATGGCAAAAGTTGGTTGCCCAGAAATATTAGCTGTATAAACACTATCTTCAATGGTTCCGCTCATTGTTGTAGTAACCACTGATGCTATGCTAGCAACATATCCTATACCAGCTCTTTCATAAATGCCGCCAGAAACATTGTTGCCCATAAATTCCTGCCCAGCTGAACTGTTAGGAACTAAGACTTTAGCACCTAGATTAGGAACTGCAAAACTACCTCCAGTAAAGTTGCCATCCGAATCAAACGTAGGGTTAATCAAAACTGAAGAGTCTATTCCAGGATTAAAAGCACATCCAGGAACACCAGATCCTCCTGATGGACCAACCCCAATAACTCTAGCTAAACCAGGAAAATCTTGAGCTTGATAAACTTTGCCATCGCAACGTAAGTATCCACCAGGGACACGTTCTAATAAGTTTGCATCAGATTGACATTCCTTTGAAAAAGGAACAATCACTCCAGGTGCAACACCTTGAGCTCCTCTAATATTAGCATATACTTTCGCCATTGGTTGTGATGCCCTAAGATATTTAGTAAGCTTTAATCATATAAACTGCTGTTTGATGCGGTTGAGTAAAGTCCAAAACGGCATTACCCATACTATCATAATTATTAACCGACATATTATCAGAATTATAAGTATCAGAGTACGAATTAATTGCCATACTTCCCTTATCAATTACAATCTGCATTGACTCGTGACCGTGAGCTTGGGGTGGTTTAGTCATTCTATTATTTTCAAAATCATTAGGACCACCAATTTTAACACCAGCACCCTGTCTGTTGATAATAGATCTAGCAGTTTGAAATGTAATATCACTACCACTTTCACCAGAAGGGTTTCCAGTATGCTGAGAATTTAACGCTTTAATATTAGGATTATGCCCGTGACCAGGAAGGTTTTCGAGACTCATCATCCTACTTTGATAATGAATTTGTTTTCTAAAAATCGAATTAGAACTTGTCATCTGACCAGTAGCATTTCCAGTTAAGGTCGATGAACTATATTGAATTACTTTATTGGGTCTACCATTAATAGACCAATCTGCATTCAAACTCACATTTCCGCTATTATTATTTGAATCGCCAACGTAAGTAGATCCCTTATGGAAAGGTATCTTACCATTGTTTAAATCAGGGACTTGAAATTGACCTGATGCATCAGAACCACCATAAGTGTATCCAATAACAGCTTTAAGTAAAGGATAATCATCATTGGCGTTGGCACCACCATCACACGCCAACCATCCAGGAGGAAGATCTGAACTACCTCCACCCCACGCCATAATTGTACCGATCGCGGCATTTTTGAAGCCGCGAATTTCTTCTAGATTTTTTGACATTAGAGTTCGATTATACGCCAACCAATAACAGAGTTGATATAAAGCAGACCGAAACCTGCGCCAGGTGTCTGAATAATTAATTCTCCACCAGCATCTCCTTGAATAGGATTGCTGCTGCCAGATCCTGTAGTAATCTTAATTTGCTTATTGTAAGTCAAAGCATCAGTAACATCCAAGAAACGAATCTGATCACCTTTTTGAGGTGATGTAGGAAGTGTAACCACAACTTGCGTTCCAGTAAATGTAGTAACATAGTAATTAACGTTACTGACTACCGTGATGTCCGAATCAATTTCTTCCCACTTACGACCAGCAGTAGGTGTAAAGTAACCAGTAACTTGATTTATGTCAATACTACCATCAGTATTAACTTTAAAGTTATTAGAGCCACCACTATTTACATCTAGTTGTCCGCCCTCAAGTTCAATATTGCCAGTGACAATTTGATTTCCACCGACATTTAAGTCACCGAAGATACCAGCACCACCATCAACAATCAGAGCTCCAGAAGTAGAATTTGATGACGCTGCATTACTATGAACTCTAAGTGTACCAGTATTATCACTGTCGTTACCAACAGCGGTATTACCAGTTGCAGAATCAATATAGAATGTTGTGTCTGTGGAAATATCTGCTTTCTTGACAGTAAAGTCATCTCCCAGAGTTAGGGATCCAGTAGAACCAATTCTAGAATTAGGAACACTAGCAGTACCATCACCAACAAAGTCAACCTGACCAGTAGGTGTTACCTTCAGTCGAAGATCACCGTCATCAAAGATAGTGAAGACTTCAGTAGCACTGATCTCAATTTTAGTAGAACCATTGACCCATAGTTTCTCCGTGGCGCTAGGAGTTGCTTCACCGATAGACACATTGCTATTGGCATCCATCTGGATACCACCGCTAGCATTACCGATACGAGCAGAACCATCTGCCTTAACAACTAGCTTCGCAGTAGAAGCATCGTCAAAATGATCATTGCCCCAAACTGCATCGCCAACAACAATGTTTTGACCAGCATATGTCACATAGTTTAGTGAATCATCTGCTTGTCTCTGATCAATGTCACTCTTAAGAGTAGAACCAGAGTCAATCTGGTACATCTTATTAAGACCGCCTCTTACATAGAGTGCCTTAGTGACTGTCAGATCACCAACCATCTCGTGTTGACCACCACTGAGGGCAGTGAATGTGCCATCGATAGTTAAGCTACCACTAGATTGACCACCACCGACTGCCTCGCTCTCTCCACTGCCTACAGCACCAGCTCGGGCAATGATATCACCACCAACCCAAAGACCGATGGATCCAACAACTTCAGCTGTATCACCCGTGTTGATAGAGACACGACCCACGCCGTTGCCATCATCATCGAAAGCACGGAAGGTGTGGATACCAGTTGGGTTAAGGTTATCGCCACCAGCCCATAGAGAGTTGCGGAAGATACCAGAACCCTCAACGTCCAGAGTCTGCAGAGGAATCACGCTACCGTTGGTAACGCGAGTATTCTTCAGGTTGACCCCCAGACGCATATCGTTGCCTGTAGCAATCGAAGTAGAACCAGTGCCAGTGGTGTACGTGGTTAGTGCGTCCGCACCAATAACACCCCACTCTCTCCATCCATAGGAGGGAGTCTCACCTTGCTGGAATCCATCAGTCTGACACCAGATCCAACCCACCGTGGTGTTATAGTTGACATTAGCAATTCTATGTGCTTCACCAACAGTTTCAGTACCACGCAGTTCAATTGTACCCTCTTGCTTAAAGCTTTCGGATGCAGGAACTGTCTTGTCTTTCGATGTCTTGATCGAATAATTAAGACCAGAGGAAATGTTTCTGGGGTTAAGTTCCCAAACAGCGAACTGAATAGTGTTTGGTTTAAATGGAGGGTTGAAGACCATATCAGTCTCAACCAGTGCAGGGTCAACACCAGCAATACCAGTGTTAGCAACTGACTTAATTGTCAGAGAACCAGGGTCATCGGAGCTGTCAGCAAACTGATCACCAACCTCAATCGTAACAGGGGTAGAGAAGAATGTACCACCAGGTGCAGAGATCTGGAAGTCATTGATCAAGTCAAACTTAACTTTGTTGTTGACAGTTAGAGTGTCAACTGTGACATCGTTAGTGTTGGACTCTTCATCTTGGTTCTCACCAGCGACTCGCAGCACGGAGTCATCAATCTTAGTCTCTTCACCAGAGATAGCGTTGATACGCTGGTTACCCACGAACAGGTCACCGTTAGCGTTCAGACCAGAGTAGAAGACCACACCGCCGTCTTGACGCTTCGCCTGAGAGAACAGGACTTCATCGTCAGAGAGCACATACTCCTGTCTAGAGGGGAATGCAGTGGAGTAGTTACCAGGACCGAAACCAGTGTATTCAAAAGTATGGTTGCCAGAACGTGCCTGTGAAGGACGACGCAGCTCCATATAGATTCGTCTATCAGCAACAGCACTACTAGTACCCTCAACACCGATTAGACGATCTTCGCGAGAAGCAACCGCCTTACCATCCATTGCACTGAGAGTAACAGTCGTATTTCTCTCTACGTTGAGAAGGAGAGATTCAACTGCTTCTTTTGTGACACTGTTCTTGTTATCATCAGCAACCACGAGACCGTGGACATAGTTATCAGCAACAGAATTACTGGCAGGAGCATCTTTAATCTGCGATCCATCACCATCAGGGTCAAACCACAGAGGATCGTCAGCAAATAGCTCAGGATACAGTCTTTCGGTAGGATGTCCGAACTTGAATGTATTAAACTCAGAAACTGAAGGCGAGAAGTCACCACGTAAACAAGTCAGGTAGTAAATACCATCCTGTTGGTTATAGATTCTGCGGCGCAGAGTCTTAACGCGATACACATAGTAAGTGTTTTCAACTTCCTCAACATCAGTAACACTGACAATCTTATAATCTTTCTGGTTACCGTCAGCTTCATCACGAACAAAGTCTCCAGGAGTCAGCGTGTAAGCAGGGGCATTACGGATAACATACTGTTTGCCGAGATCAGATTCGTAATCTTTAAAGTCGTCACGACCACCATTGGGTTTCTCAGCGAGAATACCAGTTGCAGAACCACTAGCAAAAATAGTAGTGGTACTATCATTATACTTCAGAGTAGGCAGTAGAGGGAAATCACTACGAAGGACTAAACGAGTAGTACCACCCTCAATATAAACTTTATGAACGACAGGCAAGTTGCCACTAATCTCACTGCTATCAGAGAAACCAGACCAAGCAACTGCAAGTCCTAGCGTGAAAGTACCTGTAACACTGGAGAGTTTAACCTCAGTTAAAATTGTACCTGATGCTAAAGCTGTACCAGCAGCAATATTAGTATTAATTGTGTGATCGAAGACCGTCAATTCAATGCGATCGGTACCACTAATATTCTTTAGTCTGGCAGATTCGATGGTAAATTTGATACCACAATCAGACACCAAAGACTTGCTGTTGCCAGTCAGATAGGGATCGTAATTATAATCTGCTTCAATTGCGAGGTTGTCTCCACTAGCAGGATCAACAGTCGGAGAATCACCAAAGAAGACGGGAATATCAGTAGTTGCATCAACAGCTTCCAGAACAATCTTCTGAGGTCTTAGTCTTCTATTCTCGTCAGTTCTGACCTTAAGGACATAACCGAGCAAGGGTTCTCTAACGTTGTCAATTTCCTTTGGTACAACGTATCTGAGTCTATAGATACGGTCATCTTCCCTACGGCGATCGTTGACACGCTTGATATAGGTGTTGGAAGTTGTGATGACTTCTTCATTAACATACTCCGCAAGAGTGGAAACACGTTGATAGATTTGGTTTGGTTGCTGAGCTGTGTTTAGTACATTCAGATACCACAGACCATTACGACCAGGAGATGCAGTCATCTCAGGGTCATATTTTAGAGGATGCCTAGTATTACAAGAGAAGATAAAGACTTCATCTTGATTGGCAACACCAACAGTACCACTAGATGTAAATGAATATGGAACACCACCACCTTGAATGGCAAGTGCTGATGACAATGCAACCTTTAACTTATTAGTATTACCAGCAGTATTATCGTAAATGGCATAATACATCTTGTTCGCATCAATACCACCAGGCAGTTGCGAACCAGGCTTAGCACGGAAGAAAACAGGAGTTGCTGCTTTAGTAGCAAAACCTTTATCAAAAACGTGAGAAGATTCTAAAGTAAATTCATTAGTAGCAGGGTCAGCATTGACGACCTTGTACTTAAATGGAGTTGGGTTGACATCAAAGATGTACTGCTGCATCGAGATCTGAACGCCAGCGTTCAATGCCTCGGGGATATTAATTGCGTTACCCGCAGCTGCATCATCCTCAGATGCTGCCAGAAGGAATGTGTTGAGGTCTTCTGTAGGGAAAGTCTGATCGGGCGGTACAGGCGCTGTATGGCGACCAGGAGCAATTACATAATAAACAGTGTTTGCTTCCAGACCTTTAGGTAGTCTGACTAGTTCGTTGCCAATATTAGGATTGACCCGTGTTGGAACTAAACGAACAGGTGTGCCTGTATACAGACCGTGTGCTTCAGGGCAGGAGAAGATCGTAGCACGATATACAATAGTCTCACCCAGAGCATTCTGCACTGACTGAGTAGCAGTTGCCAGACTGCTCACCGTAAAGGTGTCGAAACCAGATGGAGTAAGTTGTGCTGACCTTTCCTGAGGACCAGATTCACCAGCAGAAATATCAGGATCTAGCTTAGCATAAATTCTATCTTCACGCTTAGAACCAACTTTATAATCCTGCAGAATGTAAGTTGGTGTGCTATCAGGATCAGCAATTTCCTCAGGTTCGCCTGAAAGGTAAACACGAGTAGAACCAGCTGGTTCCTTAGAACCAAGAATATCAATACCGTAGTATGGAGGTTGGGTAGTATCGTCTAGATCAATTGTTTGTGGAGGAACAATATCAGTAACGAAACCGTGCTTGTCTTGGAAGAAAGCAAATCCCTTAAATCCGATAGCATCCAGAGCGGTGTTACCGAAGTTAGAGTTAGAGTTGGTGATTGAAATGTCAGCACCAGACTCAATCAGGAAGTGATCTGCAAAACCCACCGCGAAGATGGACACAGCCTGAATGAACGCATCATTCGACAATCTAACGTGAGCGTTTCTCCACTCATTCTTAAAGTATGCTCTACCATCTGTGTGATAAGGAGTGGTAGCAAACGAACCAGTTGCCAGTTCTTCAGGGTCAGTAACAGCAACACCGTTCCAAGCAGATTCAAACTGCGCAGTTTCTTCGTTGAACTTAGTAAACGCACGATCGTCTTTCTGCAACGAAACGCCCGTGTACTGAGCACACACCATCGACTTGAATCCAGTAACCTTGGATCCATCAGCGTGCATACCTGCCAGACCCCAAGTAGAACGGATCGACAGGTTAAAGATATAAGGAGATGCAGAGTCAACAGTATCAATCTCTGCCTGAACAACAGCGTTCTCATTCAGTCTGTTAGGAGGAAGAGAAGCTGTCGTATATGTCTGACCAGAGATCAATGTCGGAATTGACTGGTTGACACGATAGTAGAAAAGAGTGTTATCTGCGGGATCCAGACGTGTAATCAGGAATGAACCGTGCAGATCATTAGTTAGTCCAGTATCATCGATGGTAACAAATTGAGCTACGAAATAACCGTGAGGTGCTTTCGTTTTAACTCTAATTTCAGTTGCATTACCACCCAATGCCTGTGGAGTGATCGACTCAATAACCTTTTTGTCAGAGAGTGGACCCACAATACGGTTTTCAAGATCCGTCTCTTGAATAGCACCGTCAACGTTAATATCGACGACCATATTTTCATATGCGTCACCAATTTTGTCGTAGTAGAGTTGCAGATCTTCAGCATCTGCAAACTCAAAGTTTGTAATCTTGTGGTGAGAAAAAGTTGGGTCAGCTTTATTTCCAGAAGCATCAAAGTATACCTTCTGCTTACCATCAAAGATAGAGAATTGCCAGAAGTAACACCCACCAGTTACATTAAAAATAGATGTCTTTGGAACCGACACATCTGTTGGGTTTGGCACATACAGAGGACGAATCTTTGTCTTCCTGAGGTCCATACCCACCAAGGAGGTACCTCTAGGAACAATAACACCACCAGTTGTTGAGTTAAACTTGTAGAGATCGTTTTGGGAGTTGCCTAAGTCAAAGTTCACATTAGATGTGAAATCTGCGATATCGTTAACAGAAAGAACACCAGGACGGTTGTCAATATAGTGGTCTCCAGGAGACAACACGACTGTAAATTCGTCAAATCGATCGTTATCAGGACCCGATTTATACGAAAATCTAGCAACTTCGAGAAAAGCTCGCTGAATACTCTTAAATGGTCGAGTTGGGGAGTTGCCCCTGTTGTTCACATCATCCGACGCATTAAAGTCATCAGGAGAAACATAAACAAAACGCCCAGTTTTACTGGAAATTAGATTCTCTAGTCTGGTAAGTGCCATTACCTAAAAATTATTATGATGGTGGTCCTGTCTTGGTATTTATCAGACGAACATTCCTTTGTCTGACATATATCGAAGTGTAGTCTTCATATCGCCAATGTGCGTCATACCAATTGCACATTGAGGATAAGTTGCTTCATTTCCAAATTCATTTCTGAATTGATAATCTTCAAAGTCTTTTCCTAGCTCATATCTATGAAAGTCTTCAACACCTTCAATTTTCTTCAAAAGTTGTGCCATACGATCACACTCTTGACTACTGTTAGAGTATATAACTGCGGTTTTAGTTAGTACCATATTGACCCCAAAGTTTACGAACAGATTGAGTAATTGGCAAACCACCAATTCGTTTTTCCAGCAATAGTCCTGAGGGAGAAATAACTAGAAAAACAGGAGTAGCAGTTACGCCATATTTTTTAGCAAGAGCAAGATTTTCTTCTGGAATAGGAGTATCACTGAAGTCTTCCAACTCTATTTGTTCAATCAGACTCTCTCTTTCATCGTGAAGAGCTTTGATATATTTTTTAACTAAACCACAAGGACCACAGGAGTCCTTGGTAAACAGCAAAAATCGGTTCATTACTTCTCCTTGTGATCGTAGGTAATTACAATTTTCTGATGTTGGGTCTTTTTATCAGTGCAAATATAGTGAGTTGCTTCACCACCCAATATTTTGCATATGTTATCTAGTTGGATTTCGAGTGCGAATTTAGCAGCATCTTTCATAAGTCAAGCTCAAGTTGCAGTTTGCGTTCTTCTTCTATTCTATTGTGCTCTGCCCACATTTCAGCAACCATATCTATTGGTGGGGGTGTCTGATAAGGTGGTGATGGTTGTGATTGCCACTTATCAATCGTTTCCTGTGTAGGGACAGTAATTCGGAAGGGATAATCTTCCTCCTCAAACTCCTTATTCATATCAATATATGTTTGAGGAGTGATCTCAACTCTTTCCATTTTGTTCATACCAAGGGTGTTGATACAGCTTCAGAATTGAATCTTCTCCGTTTTCATAATGTTTGACCAATCTGTCAACTTGCTTTCGGTCAGCTCCACAAGGAGCGTTCTTCAAACACATAATAATTAAATCTGTATCACTGATAGCGGGTTTAATCGTAAACCCCCACTTATCAACTTCACCTTCAATAGGTGCTTCTGGACTATCGAACATCGTTTTTCTACGACAATAATTTGGACAATGAAATAACTAAGAGGAATGTAACCATAATAACGATGTCCCAAGATTTTGTCATTACAAAGTAAGGGAGTGTAGCACAGTCACCCAAGAAATTGAGTGCGACACCGAACGTTGTATTGATATGGAGGATAGTAAAATAAGCAATGATCACGAGACCACTGCCCAATACTCTCATAGGGACAATCACATTTGTCATAATGTTCTTTCTAATCTGTTTGTAGCTTGATCTGGAAAGTCTCTTGGTCTACTATCAGTGGCATTATCAGTTTTAGGAGAACCTTCGTTCGCCTTCATTGTATGCTGATAGTTTGGTCTCGGATATCTCATATAGAATGGATCAGGCATCCAATAGGTAACTTGCCATTCTTGTTCGGGACACAGCTCAAGATGTTTATCTACACTATGGCAGAAACTACCGAGTTGAATGTATCCATCGTGAGTGATGCATTTGTTGTCGCCATTAGCAACTAAGAACATCATCTTACTACTCAATCTCGCTGCCTCCAATCATCAGGTTTGTCTCGTTGAAACCAATCTTTAATGTCATCAGCACTGTTGAACCCCGTTTTATGATTGGATGGATCGGGGTCTCCTAAACCCATCCTATTCAGAAAATCGTCGGTACTACCTTCTTCAATGTCTTGTGCTGCTTGGCGTCGTGCTTGCTTTAACCAATCCCTAGCAAGTGTGTGAGATTTAGCAAGCTTTTCTGCCCAGATCATATCGTCTAATTGTACTTCCTCCTTGTTTGCGATCTTTTTACAAATACCTTCTAGTCGAAGGCGATAGGCGGTAGAAAGCATAAGATTTAGTCTCTAAAATCTAGTTTTAGCTCAAGATCCTCTAATTTGAGGTATTCAGCGTGTGCAGTCTCTTGACGCTCACACACAATATTTAGAATATCAGTCATTATTGTGTCATTGTCAACATAGTCATCGATATACTTGTATATCGCTTCTTTCAAGTACCGATATCGATGCCATTCTGGCGAATAAGGTTTGTAAGACATAATTAAAATAATAAACTCCTGAGGCAGGATTTGAACCTGCGACCAAACGATTAACAGTCGTCCGCTCTGCCACTGAGCTACTCAGGATTGAGAAGGGGGCAGTGCCCCCATATTATATCAGAAGAACCTTTGTTCTGCAATGTTTTGCAGTTGAGGGCGAATCAGTGAATTAGCAGACGAAATGAACTTAACCCAACAGCTGTTGTCAGACCCGTTGAACGGAATTGCCGTCTGTTGATTCCCAGGAAATTCAAGACCTGTAGAATCTACATATGCATTATAAAGACAGACGAAACGTGCAACAGCAGGTTCCCACTTCTTATAATCAGTAGTTGCTCCAGTAATATCCTCTTGAGTAACGTTACGTGCTTTCTTACCGTAAATAGGACGAGACTTATCACCCCAGTCACAGAAATAGTAACGTAGGCAACCTGCAAAAGAGTCGCAGCTGTTCAATTCATCAACTTTGTTGATGTACTTAGAGAAATACTTTAGGAACATTGCACCAGCAAGAGTACAACTACCACCAATTTCTTTAGAACAATCGTTCTCAGTAAACGCCTTTAAATAGCGTTCCGTTTGTCCTTGAGCGTCCTTTACCGCATTAGCGATATAGGTGTGACGAGGAGCGTGGAACGCAGCGTCAGGAAGTGTTCCAGCGATACCGATGTTAAACTTGGCGCAGAACTCATATAGAGCAACTGCTTTCGGGTCGCGAGCATAAAATGCGGACTTAAATCGGTGATCACCAGTTTGATTGGTGCGATAGTTCGCATCAACATTGTGATCATTAGATTCGACGCGAATCATCTCTTCCACAGAGAGATCACGTGAATGGAATTTCAGTGAAATCGCAATACGGGCATCGAGATCTTGAGTAACTCCGTAGAGCATAGAAACACGATTGTTTCCTTTAGTTACAGATACAAACTTCTGTCCAGGGCGATAAAACCCAGAAAGAGTATCAGCTGAACCATAAGAAAACCCGCCACGATTAGCGAGATGGACACGATGATTTCCGTACTTCAATTCGAGAATACGGTTGTAATAAGGCGAACTCATAAGATCGCCAATTCGTGCTAATACAATAACAATATCGTTGTCGAAATAATTGTTTCCGCTTTCATAATCGCGGATAACATCCTCCATTAGGGGGAGGTTTTCAGGACAACGGTCAAGTACAGTGAAATTGGAAAAATAATCCCTATCTGTACCTTTTACCTTTTGGTCGAACACATCAACGATGCGTACCAATTCATCCATACGGATGATTTCGGACATTGTAATAGACATTTAATTTTACTCTTAGTGACGGATTCCCGTCGTGAATAGGGCTAGACAATCTAGAAGTTGAGAGTCTAGGAGCAGTTTAGAGTCATACTCGGGACTTTTAATTAATGAGAGTACTCTTGCAAGTGCTTCAATACTTCACTCAAAGCGTGATGTGCGCCATCGTGCCATTGACCTGTTTTATCTTGATGTTTACCATCATACAGCTCTGTCTTGAGTTTGTAAACCTTTGCCTCAAGATCAATTTTAGACAATCTAGTACGTGGCATCAGAACCAGTCAGAAGACCACTCTTCCTTACCAGCTGCTGACTGAGGAGCTTGGGTAGTTCCCTCTAGAGGAATGCTGTTGTCATCAGGATTAGTCTGAGGAGCATTTGCCATCTGGTCTCCCATACGCTCAGTTGCTTCCTGTTCACTAACTAGATCAACGTTAAAAGAGAATGTGATACGAATTGTACCATCAGGATTCTTATCAATTCCAGGTTGCCTATGAACAAGATGATCAAGCTGAGAAGGGAAGAGAACAACGTCACCTTCTTCAATAGAAAGTGTCATTTCCTCTTTATAGCAACCATAACCCATCATATCAGGATCAAAGAATTGCTTCGCATAACGAGGTCCTTCCGTGTACATACGGTCAGGATTTAGGAAACTAGTTCCCTTATGGACCTTTGGATCAAAGTTAATATAATAGATTCCAGACAGATGTGATGGAATATGGTTATGGGACTCTTGATTCTGCCCAGGTCCATATGCATTGAACCACTGCTGCGAAACCATAAAAGCGTGAGGATAAAACTCCGCAAGCTTGATAGATTCTTGAATATTGATTGAAAGATCTTGCAGAAGACCTTGAATGTCGATTTCTGTTTCTTGAGTATGGTCTTGTAGACTATTATCGAAGAAAGTGGTGTAGCAATCACACTCCCAGCAAGCAGGACCGTCATCAACGTTGCTATTAGACTTAATAGCGTTCCAACGTTCTTGAATAACAGGCTCAATCAGGTTCTTCCATTTCTCGTGCGTTTGAAGTCGTCCACGATATACGAACTTTGGAAAAACTGAAAACAGACCATACTGGTCTTGCTTGTTTGTTTGTTGTGCCATAACGAAGTTATTACGGAGAAGTGTTCTAGACGTATTTATTGTACAGTATGTGGGCGGTTTTTACAACCACCCTGTGTGAATAAAATCACAAAACCCTATGGGTCAAAAAAATGTCGGAGTTTTTTTTCCGACTTTCTGGTAACTGGAAGTCAATTTTCCACAGCTTCGAGAAAATCTGTAGGTTCACAGTAGACCATATAATCCTCGCCTTCGCTCTTGCACATCTGCATCAACCTCAGGAACGCTTCGTAATCATCAGAGCAATCAAGGGTCTTAAACTCACCTTCATCTGACACAAGGTGGATGGCACGGGTTTGCACATCAACGATGATCTTGTCAACGACTGAGTTGTCAGGCATAGGTCTTTGTTAGTACTCCGTTATTATAGCAGAGTATAGAGGGGTTAGTTCAGGAAGATGGACGCTCCAGCAATTGTCACATTAGCTGTGGCAGTGATGGTGGCGTTCACACCTGCAGCTATTGTAGCAGATCCTGCCGCTGCTGTCATCACATTGTTACCAGCGACAACGTTTGTGATCTTATTGCCCACGACCACAGAGCATATGTCGTTACCCGTCATAATCTTCTCTACCCTACCAGCACCACCAGAAGCACCGATGATCAGGGTCTTAGCAGGAGCACCAGGAGGAATGCTAGGCAGAGGAGGGATAGGTGGGATGCCAATGATCTTCTCAGACTCTCGACCACCCACAACCTTCTCGTGGTCACCTTTAATCACAGTGACCATATGCCCTAAACT